TCATAATGACTAAAATCTTCAGAACATAATTTCAAATCAATTTTGTATTTCTTATTTATCTTATCAATAATGGTCTGTTCATTATTAGACCACATTAGAAAACCTACAATGTTTTGTAATCTGTTGCATCTACACAGGCAAATCTATATTTGCGAATATCATATTCTTTCATTAAAAAGTGTAGTTTAGTTCCTTGATTTTGGCAATCTTCTAAAGACTTATGTTTTTCATTAACTGAGATACAAACTGAATTGTAGCAAAAATATCCCACAAGGAATATTGCCTTTAAAGTCACTTAATGACACCTAGTAATTTGACAAATCCCACAAGAATAGCAGTGACTGTTCCAATCACGACTAATACCTTTAATCCGCCTTTGGCATATTTAATTGAAGTATCTAAATCTTCTATTTTTCTATTAGCGTTAGCTAATCCTTCTTGAAGATTATCTATCTTTTCTTCCATAACGGTTAGTTTGGTAATAAGCACTTCTACCTTTTCACCAATCTCTAACTTCGTCATATTAGCCATTATGCACCTAGTTCGCCTAACTTCACTTGTGCTTGTTTGTCAAATGCTTCTATTAATTCTTTATCCTTCTTAATCTTTTCTTGATAGTCAGCTAATTCTTTTTGTGTTTTAATCACATCTTCAAAGGTCATTGTCATCATTTGCTTTCTAACTTCCGCATTTCTTTCGTGTGCTTTTTCTAATCTATCTAATAAGAATTTATTATGTTCTCTTAATTCTCTAACTTCTTTTTTTACTTCTCTTAATTGTTTTTGTAATTCTTTTTCTGTAGCCATAACGCCTCCTTAATTTGTTCTTGCATCTGCATCTAATAGCCAAGATATTCGGTCTATTTGTTTCTGCATTTTATCATAATCTTTGTGCATTTCCATAATGCGTTGCATATCTCTTTCATTGTTGGCTATTCTACTATCCATTTTAGATATAAACCAAACTAGCGATACTGATTGAATGACTATTGCTAGAATAATTCCTATAGTTTTGCTATCTAAGTTCATTATGGTTTAGTTGGAAATACGACTGCGTTTACTTCTTCAACAGTAGTCAATCCATTAGTTATATCTCTTAGTGCCTGTCTGTAATCTTTAAATGCAGTAGATAGATTTGTGCCTTTTTCTTTAGCCATAATGACTTCCCAATCACTACTAGCTAATAATCTATTTCTTTTTGTTCTTAGGTCAGCTATTGCTCTATCAAAAGCACCATTTAACCATTCTTGTTCTTCTAGTTGTCTTTGTGCTATTTCTTCATCTGTTAAAGGAACTTGTATTCCATTAACTAATTTATGTGGTGTTGCCATTGTTTAATCCTTTCTTTTGTTTTTATATTGTAAATCATTAAGCAAGTCCATAAAGAGATATTGTACCATCATCAATGTTGCCACTAGCAAATTTAAAATCAATAGCATCAATCGCTGATGTAGTGTTGAAATATCCTGCTATGTAAGTATTCATTACACCACTTGCCGCCCAACTATTTGAATTGACACTAAGAAAGTGTTTTACATAAGTTGTTGATGAGGGGTTAAATAACCATAATTCGCCTGAAGTATTTTCATCAGCATCTGAACCTGAACCTCTAGTTAAATCTTGATAACCAGTTCCTTGTGCTAAATCATTAACTGTTCTATATCCCAAAGCAGTATTAGCATCCGCTTCATCGTGAGCGGCATCAAAAAAAGTTGATGTTGTAGTCACTCCATAAGAACTACCACCATTGGTACTTGCTTGAAATTCAAATGTAACATTATCTGTTTGTTGATGAATATTCTTATAAACAAACTTATATGCTTTATAGGTACTATCTAAAACAACACCATTACTTCCATTAACAAAAGATATTGATGCACTCGCACTAGCAGTAATTGATTTAATTAAGATTAAACTTCCACTAGGATTACTAGCAGGAAATGTAAAATCATATTTTAAGTTTCCATATGTACTCATTATGCTATCCCATACATTTGAATTATTCCGTCATCAATGTTGCCACCACTCATTTTAAAGTCTATAGCATTGATTGCTGAAGTTGTATTTGCATATCCTGCATTGAACCAATGCCAAACATAATCAATATGAGCATAATTATGACTTTCTGTCATATAATGTTTTACATAAGTTGTAGAACTAGGATTGAATAACCATAAGTAAGCAACACCAGATTGGTCATTGTCATTTCCCCAGTTATTACTAAAATTTTCATAACTTGTAGATTGTGCCAAATCTTGTGATGTTTGATATCCTAAAGCAGTTCCCCCATCCGCTTCAGCGTGTTGAGCATTAAAAGCAGTAGAGGTTTTAGTCACATTATAATTACTGCCACCATCTGTTGAAAAATTAAATAAAAATTCTACTCCATCAGCAGAGGGGTGAATATCAATAAACTTAAAATAATAAGTTCTATAAGTGCTATCAATTCCACTTGTAAATGAAATAGAAGCACTAGCACTAGCAGTTTGTTCAGATATTAAAGTCATAGCACCAAATGTTCCTGCAGGTGGTGTAAAATCATATTTTATTGCATTGTATGTACTCATTGAGATACTCCAAATATTTGAATAGTGCCGTCATCTATGTTGCCACTAGACATTTGAAATCTTACTGCATCAACTGCTGATGTGGTATTAAAATAACCTGCAACAAATGTATTCATTGTTGCATCATCTTTTTGTGAATAATTAGTTTTTGATATGAAATGTTTAACATATGTAGTAGATGAAGGATTAAATAATTTTAATATTCCCGAAATACTTTGGTCATTATCATTACCAATACCTGCAGTGTTTAAAGGTTGAAATGATGTAGATTGTGCTAAATCTTTTGCAGATACATACCTAAATAAAGTTGAAACACCAGATTCATCGTGATAAGAATCAAAAGCAGTAGTAGTTTTAGTGATATTATAATTACTTCCACCATCTGTACTTCCATTAAAAGTAAAATCAACATCATCAGTAGCAGGGTGACAATTATTAAAAATAAACCAATACTCATCATAGGTACTGTCTATTCCTGTGGTAAATGAAATTGATGCTGATGCTGATGCAGTTTGAGTAGATAATAATTTTAAACTACCTACATTAGCATAATCCACATTATACCGAATGGCATTATAAGTGGACATATCTTATTTCTCTTTCAGTAGCCACCCTTGAGTATCATCTACAAATACTAGGGTTAAACCTGCTCTTTCAGTAGCAACAGTTAAATCAGAAGCATCACCTTGAATGGGTTTGCCATTTCTTCCTATGGTTAAATTGTTTGTATCAAATGTTCCTGCATAATCTATAAATGCAATTTCATCACCTAGTGTGGGTGAAGAAGGTAAAGTAGCAGTAATTGCACCACTTGTTGTATTGACAAAATATCCTTCACTAGCTGATGCGTTAAAACTTGCTGTCTTGACTGCTTGCCAAGAAATACCACCACCTGCACTAGATGATGTATTTCCTGTTGTATCTATTTCAGCAATAGAAATGTCATCAGTTCCATCAAATATGTAAACATTCCAAGTTGGGTCAGCAGAATTATCTACCCAAATAGTTCCTGCCACTGCTGATGTTGGTCTAGTAGAACTTATGTTAGTTGTATTAATTGCAGTTAGAACATTATTTAAATCACTTCTAAATGCAGGGAATCCTTGATTAGCTATATTATAATCGTGAGTTGCCATTTATTACCTTTTAATATCCTTTCGCAATATAGTCAAATGTTTTACTTATTGCAGTGCCACCACTGTTCTTAAATGTTATATCAAATCCACTTGTTGATTTACTAGTTATTTCATAAAAATCACCTGTTGCCAACCCTTGTGCTGAAACACCAATCGCAGGTGTTGATATAAACACAGGACTGAAAGTTATGGACTTAGTTCCTGCACCAGATACAACATCATTTTCTGATATTAATCTTTGTGGCATATCAGCAGTCACAGATAATTGACTAACAATCGGTGTTGCTGAATTGTTTAAACTTTCCATAAACAATCTAAATTTAAAATATCTACCAGAATAATCACCTACATTGAAATTTCTAAATGATGTATAAGTCACATTATCATCTGATACTGCAATCTCTAAATGACTTGACGCATTAGCACTATCATCACCATCAAAGTTAGACGCTTGGTCATCAAATAATCCTAGAATATTATCAAATAATCTATCTCTATCAGTAGCAGTTTGCGTAATGTTTCCTGTTAATCTTGCGGTCTGAATACTTCCTAAATCAATTAAATTAGCAAATTCATAAGTTCCACTAGATACAACATTGTCATTAATTGTACCACCATCAAAATTTCTTGAGGTTATGTCATCAAAATTGTCAGTGACATTATCATCAAATTGTTCAAGGGTATCTAGGATTAAAGTATTATCTACTGCAACAGTGTTATTTTTAACACCTGTAAAATTTGGGTGTTCTGTAGCAATTCCTGCATTTTGAAAATCACCAATAGATGTAATGTTAGTCGTAATGATTGCTTCATTAGATGAGAAGTTGCCAAGTTTATCTACTGCTTTGATTAGATAACTTCCTGTTCTAGCAGGTACGGTAATTGATGTTGCAGGTCTTGATACTCTTGAAACTAAAGTAAAACTATTTTGCCATTCTGGATTGACTGTTTCAGTAGTGAAATTGATAACATAATAATTAAGGTCGGCATCTGGAATACTTTCCCAACTAAGATGTGCATCACTACCTACAATATTAATTGCAAAATCTTGAACATCGCTCGGTGGTTCAATTTCACCCACAATATCTCTAGTGGCAGTGACTGATGTACTTTCAACACCAAGTGAATTTATTGCCTTAACTCTGACTGTATAGTTATCACCAGATATAACATTCAAGACTCTATGAAATAAATCTACTGTACCTCTACTATGAACAATAAAATTACTATCATCAGTTCTTTTATATTCTACTTGATATTCTCTAACAAATTGGTCTGGTGATGCACCAATCGTTATATTCATAGCCACAATTACTGTTCCGTCATTGTATTGGATAAGTTCATCATCAAGAGTTATTGAAGAAGGTGGTTGAACTGTAAAAGGATTAGGGAATGAAGTGTCTGGAATAACAGCTACTTGGTTTTTTTCAGTAAAGGTGTACCAACTATTTTGATGCTCAATTAAATTTAATAAGACTGTAAAATCTGGATTAATTGCCATTCCTACAATTCTAAATGGTTTAGAACTAAATCCGACTAAATCATAATCTAAAGCAATTATATCACCGATAGCTAAATCTAATGCTTCATAATTAGCTAAACATTCAACAGTTAAATTATTTCTGCTTCTTTCAAGGATAATTTCACCAAATTCTAATGCTTGATAAGGATTAGTAATAGTGGGTATTGTGATTGTAGTTTCTTGTAAAAATCCGTCATCAGCATTTTTTAATGTTTGATGTTCAGCATCTGTTTCTGGATAAACAACAGTATCATTTTGCCAATCTTTGTCTGGTGAAACATAATCTACTAATACTCTATTGTATTTTTCATTCTTCTTTTCAGAATTTATTTTTAAACCACCAATAATATTATCTTCATTTAAAGTGACTGATGCTGTTCCTGTATTTTCAATAATTAATTTATATTTACCTTGCGTATAGGGTAAAAATCCCCTCATACCTTTTAAAAGAACTTTGACATTCTGCATTAATTTATTAGATGTGTCTAAATAAGCATTACAGTCAAAAAGATTAATTGTTGATGCACCAGAATAAGGTGTCACTTGTGTTTCTGCTATTTGACTAGAATCATAAAAACTTTGTAAGTCAATATCAGATACATCAATTCCTTTTCCGTATCTTGTATTGGTCAAATAATCTAATAAACACCAAGAAGGATTAGAAGAATGGGCAGGGGATTGAGCAACCAAACTAGCATTATAACTAACTACTTTTCTACCTTGTATCTGTGCTTGAATTTTTGGTATTCCTGTATATTTGTCACTATCCCATTCAAAACGGAACGCAATATAACATAATCCAGATAATTTATGATTTGCAGTCCAATTATCTAATGTAGTTAATAATGAAGATGCTGATTGTCCGTCAGTGCCATAAAAAGTTTGCATTTGGATAGTGCTACCAAAACGACTATCGTTTGAGGTGACTGTTCCACCGTCAGTAAATCCAGTATTAAAAGTGACCTCATCATCTTCAACATAGATATTTGTAATCGCATTTATTTCGCCTTCACATAATACGATTGCTCCATAAAGATATTGATTATCATTTCCAGAAACTTCTAAAAATACACGTGTACCACCAACCCTTCTTGTTCCGTAAACCACAGGGATATTAGCATTGTTAGATTGTTTATTGATTAAAGCACCTTGTGCTTGTTGGTCGCCTTGGTCGTAATCTGGAATATCTGGTATATTGAATGGGTCACGAATCCAACCTATAAAATCTTGTACTGCACCAACAACACCTGTGACAATATCTTGAATGCCATTAACTATCGCACTAAACGGATTCCAACCCATTACTTTCTACCCCATAAAATATCTTTGACTGTTAATGATGCAAATTCCATTCCTTTGTCTGTTGAAAAATAAATTTGTTGGCTACCTTCGTTTGTTTTACGACCTGCTACTCTACTAAAATCTGCAAAGTGAGAAGTACAATTTAAACCTAAAATTCCATTTTTAGTATCTATGCCAAAACTTTCTACAAATCCTTTATTATAATTGAAAGTATCAATAATCGCATCTGTATTATCTAAGAAAGCAATATCAATAGTGACTTCATCATTAGATACATTGTTATTTAAAACAATAGAAGTAAATGTGCTATCTACTGCGGATAATCTAATAGAAAAACTAGATACATTAATTTGAGAACTTTCTGAATTATTAGTTATCTGTAATAGATGAGAACTAGCAGTATAAGTATTACCATTATGAGATAAATCTTTGTAATGATTGGTTAATCTAACAGGCGTAGGAAATAATATTTCAAGTAAGATAACAGGATTAATAGATTGATTTGCTAGTTCATTCTTTAAGGCAGTGGATAGTCCTCTAGCCATTATAACGCCTCTATGAAATCAACTTCAAATCTATATAAATCTAAATCCCCTGTGTTAAATTGCTGAATATCATTAGTTAGTCTAACTGTAAATTGTACTCCGTCATAAGTAACAC